TTGACTTGAACAGTTTGTATCCTCATTTGATGATGCAGTATAACATTTCACCAGAAACATTAATTGAACCATCTGATTATACAGATGAAATGCGTGATGTGATTATGAATGGTGTTTCTGTTGAAAAGATGTTGAACAAAGATGTTGATACTTCAAAATTAAGTGATGTTACACTCACACCAAATGGTCAATTCTTCCGTACTGACAAACAAGGTTTCTTACCTACGATGTTGGAAGAAATGTATGAAGATAGAAAGAAGTTTAAGAAGTTAATGCTGAAAGCAAAGCAAGACTACGAAAACGAAAAAGACAAAACTAAATTATATGAAATAGAGAAGAAGATTGCTCGATATAATAATCTACAACTAGCAAAGAAAGTTTCATTAAATTCAGCTTATGGTGCTCTTGGTTCACAATACTTCCGATTCTATGACTTGCGACAAGCATTGGCTGTAACTCTGGCTGGCCAGTTATCAATTCGTTGGATTGAAAACAAGCTAAATGAGTATATGAATAAACTTTTAAAGACTACTGGAATAGATTATGTTATCGCCTCGGACACAGATTCGATTTATCTCCGCCTTGGTCCACTTGTTGACAAAGTGTATGGCACGGGACAGAAAACTTCTACCTCTACAGGAATTGACAAACAACAAATTATTACCTTCATGGACCGTGTATGTGAAGATAAAATCCAACCGTTTATTGATGCGAGTTACAAGGAGCTTGCTGAATATGTTCATGCATACAAACAGAAGATGGAAATGAAACGTGAAGGTCTTTCTGATAAAGGTATTTGGACTGCCAAGAAACGATATATCTTAAACATCTTCAACAATGAAGGTGTACAATATAACGAACCTCAAATCAAAGTGATGGGTCTTGAGATGGTTAAGTCATCGACACCTGCGGCTGTTCGTGAGAAGATGCGCCAATCAATTGGTATAATGTTGAATGGTACCGAAGAAGATATACATAAGTTTATCGATGACTTTAAAACTGAGTTTAAGAATTTACCTGTTGAAGACATTTCTTTCCCAAGAGGTTTGAACGGACTGAAAACATATTCTGATAGTGTTATGATGTATAAGAAAGGCACACCTATTCATGTTAAGGGTGCAATCATATACAATCATTATCTTAAACAAAAAGGCCTAGATAAAAAATATCCGTTCATTCAAGAAGGTGAGAAGTTAAAATTCACCTATCTTAAACAACCAAATCCTTTTAAAGATTCAGTATTATCTTTTCCTCAAAGATTACCAAAAGAGTTTGATATGCAGATGTATATCGATTACGATACACAATTTGATAAATCTTTCGTTGAACCAATTAAAGTGATTCTTGATTGTATGGGCTGGTCGACTGAGAAGAAAAATTCATTGGAGAGTTTCTTTGGATAATATTCGTGTCATTAAAACAGGCATCAATGTTTCAAAGATAATTAATCAACTGAAACAATATCCTGAAGATTGGGGAAATCAAAAGGATTTAGAAGGTGCTCAATCGTTGATTGACCGTGGCTTTGATGATTTGCCTGCTGGTGTGTTACAATTAGTTGTTGGTGGCGTAACAGATATAAAACATTTTGTTGGTGATAGTGAGATTTGTATTCCAACTCCTGCATATCACAAGCACACCGAGATAATTAGTTTTCTCAAAAGACATTTCAAAGATTTCAAACGATGTGGGTTTTTATCATTAGAAGTTGGTGGTACAGTTGGCCGACACATAGATGAAGGCACTTATTACCTTACGAAAGATAGATATCATTTATCAATTCAAGGTCGATATAAGTATATGGTCGGAAATGAAGAAGTGATTGTTGAACCAGGTACATTGTTGTGGTTCAACAATAAATTATTACACGGTACAGAGAATGTTGGTGATTGTACAAGAATCACCTTTGTCTTTGATGTGCCACATTCAAAATCAAACCCATAATGATACAAGTCCTATTACCTTTTATTAGTGCAATTGCTTTATCAGCAGTTGCTGCTTATTATTCGGTTATCGGACTTGCACAGATATTTCCAGGTTCATACTGGCCAATTATTGTTATGGGTTCTGTATTAGAGTTTAGTAAATTGGTAACAATTTCTTGGCTATATAACAATTGGTCTGTTACAATGCAAGCAATGCGTTACTATCTTTTGAGTGCCATAATTTTATTGATGGCAATCACATCGATGGGTATTTTTGGTTACTTGTCTAAAGCACATTTAGATACAAATGTAAATATTGGTGCAAATAGTGTTCAGTTAAAAACATTAGAAACACAAGAGAAGATTGCAAAAGAACGATTGAGTTATTTACTTCAAAGAGCAGGTGACCCAGCAACAGCATCAAGGAAGATTGATATTCAAATACAAGAAGTGCAAGCTGAGATGAAAAGGTTGGCGAATGAGAAGTTGCCTTTACTGAAAGAAGAAAACACTCTATTGGCAGAAATAGGACCAATTCAATACATTGCCGAACTATTCTATACAAAAGATGATACCGATTTCATAGATAAAGCTGTAAGACTGGTTATTCTTATTATCATTGTGGTATTTGACCCACTTGCCGTTTTATTATTGATTGCTTCTAATCAAACATACCGAAGATTAAAAGAAGAAGAATTAGAACCCATTGAACCAAACAAACGCAAGGCAAAGAAGAAAAAAGAGGTTGCCAAATCAACAGCACCTAGTGTAGAATTGTTCATGGAAGATACAGAAGTCATAAAGAAATCAGACATAGTAGAGATTAAACCTCGGAAGAATTCTCTTGAGGGTGGAACATTTTAAAAGGAAATATTATGAGTTTATTGGACAAGTTGAAAAAGAATTCAACAATTAAAGATAGTGCGATTCTATCTAAATCAAAATTCTTTACTGAAAAAGATATGGTACCAACTGATGTGCCTATGATTAATGTGGCACTTAGTGGTAAACTAGATGGTGGTATTATTCCAGGTCTTACTATGTGGGCAGGACCATCGAAACACTTTAAGACTGCTTTTAGTTTGTTGATGGCGAAGGCTTACATGGACAAATATCCTGAAGCAGTATTGTTGTTCTATGATTCAGAATTCGGAACACCTGTCAAATACTTTGAAACATTTCAGATTGACATGGACAGAGTTCTACACACACCTTTAACTGACATTGAACAGTTGAAGTTCGATATAATGCAACAGCTTCAAGATGTGAACCGTGGTGATAAATTAATTATCATCCTTGATTCTATTGGTAATCTAGCATCTAAGAAAGAAGTAGAAGATGCACTTGAAGGTAAATCTGTTGCAGATATGAGTCGTGCTAAACAAGTTAAGTCATTGTTTAGAATGGTAACACCTCACCTTAACTTAAAAGATATTCCAATGGTTGTTGTGAATCACACATACAAAGAGATTGGTATGTTCCCGAAAGATATCGTTGGTGGCGGTACAGGTTCTTACTACTCTGCTGACAACATTTATATTCTTGGTCGCCAACAGGATAAAGATGGTACTGAAATCGTTGGCTATCATTTTATTATCAACGTAGAAAAGTCCCGTTATGTCAAAGAAAAATCTAAAATACCTATTTCTGTATCTTTTGATGGTGGTATTAGTAAGTATAGTGGTCTACTTGACCTTGCACTTGAATCCGGCCATGTGGTCAAACCAGCTAATGGTTGGTATGCAAAGGTAGACCAAAAGACTGGTGAAATCGGTGATAAGAAACGTATCGCTGATACAACAACTGCTGAATTTATGGAACCAATTTTAGGTGATGTGAAGTTCAGAGAATTTATTAAACACAAATATGAGATTGCATATGGGAACATTATGGGAGAAAGTAACCCAATTCTTTTACAAGAAGAAGAAGATGCCGCTTGAAGGTAAAGATTATCGTTTTATAGACTTCACCAATTCCGATATTACAGGAATACAAATCATACAAGGTGAATTTGAGGGTGTTGTCTATCATTACGGCAAGGCAAGAGTTCAAGAGGCCGGTGAATTTGCCAAGTTACAATTCGGTTATACAATCGTCCACTCAGGTAAACATGACATAGATGAGTTGCAAAACAATGAAAACTTTGTTACAATCATGGGTGACATACTTACAGAGATTTTGATAAAACAACATAATGAACCGACTAGAACATTCAATACTGAAGAACCTGATTTACAATGATAGTTATTGCCGTAAGGTATTACCATTCATAAGCTCCGACTATTTTTCTGATGATACCGAGAAGGTAGTCTTCAAAGAAGTTAATGAGTTTGTAAACAAATATAAAAGTTTACCAACACATGAAGCTTTGGTAATTAACTTCACAGAAAGTAAATCTCTAACTGAAACACAAGTTAGAACATCTATCAATCTTCTTGATGAAATCTACAAACAAAGAGAAGAACCCACCGAAGAACAATGGCTTATCGAACAGACTGAAAAGTTCTGTCAAGATAAAGCCATCTATAATGCCATCATGGAATCTGTTTCGATTCTTGATGACAAGAATCACAAAACATCCAAAGGTGAAATACCAAAACTCCTAAGTGATGCTCTTGGTGTTTCTTTTGATTCACACATTGGTCACGATTATATCAACGATGCAGAAGACCGATTTGATTTCTATCATCGTGTTGAAGAACGTGTTCGTTTTGACCTTGACTTGTTTAACAAGATTACAAAAGGTGGATTACCTGTTAAGACTTTGAATATTGCTTTGGCAGGTACAGGAGTTGGCAAATCTTTGTTTATGTGTCATGTGGCTGCCTCCTGTATCAGTCAAGGTAGAAATGTTTTGTATATCACACTTGAGATGGCAGAAGAAAGAATTGCTGAACGCATTGATGCTAATCTTCTAAACATTGATATACAAGAGTTACATACAATCAGTAAGCAAGACTATGACCGAAAGTTTGAAGTGTTAAGAAACAAGACACAAGGTAAACTAATCATCAAAGAATATCCAACTGCTTCTGCTTCTACATTACATTTCAGGTCTTTGTTACAAGACTTACATCTAAAGAAGAACTTTAAACCAGAAATCATCTTTGTTGACTATTTGAATATTTGTTCCTCTGCTCGTATGAAACCTGGTAATAGTGTTAACAGTTACACATACATCAAGGCTATTGCTGAAGAGTTGCGTGGCCTTGCTGTTGAGTTTGCTGTACCTATTGTTAGTGCAACGCAAACAACAAGAAGTGGTTTTACTAATAGTGATCCAGGTCTTGAAGATACAAGTGAATCATTTGGTCTGCCTGCAACTGCTGACTTTATGTTTGCTTTGATTACAACTGAAGAACTAGAACAACTTGGCCAGATTATGGTTAAGCAATTGAAGTCTC